GGTACAACGTGCTTACACTTCAACCGATCACATTCGACGAAGCTTGCGAATACGTCCGGCAGTATCATCGGCACCACATCCCGCCACAGGGTCACAAGTTCAGCATAGCTGTCGCAGACGAAGATAAAGTTGTCGGGGTGATCATGGTGGGCCGACCGGTTGCGCGTCACCTAGACAACGGCAGGACGCTAGAGGTGACACGCTGCTGCACAGACGGCACCAAGAACGCGGCATCTAAACTCTATGCAGCTGCTTGGCAGACGGCTAAGGGGCTAGGATATCGCAGGATCATCACGTATACGCTTGTCACGGAGCCGGGAACGAGTCTGAGAGCGGCAGGGTGGAAGGAACTATATAAGACGGCGGGCGGCTCCTGGAGCGTACCGTCGCGGCCAAGGATCGATAAGCACCCATTAGGGCAGAAGACGATATGGGAACAACTTGCGGAATAGGTTTTGCGCGAAGCGCCCTCGATCCGACCGCAATACACAGCGAAGCGGAAGCCGTATAAGAGCCTTAAAGGACTCAATATCCAAGTGGAGGGATAGATAGGATGATAGTTCGAATTAAGTTCGAAGGTGACAAGATTATGCTGTTTGGAGACTCATACAAACCGTGGAAGATGCAGATGGATGAGTTCATGCGCCGGTGCGCAGAAGGGTTAGGACGACCGGTATCAGCAGACATATCATCATCCAAATGGATAGGATGGGGTGGTCTTAAATGGTGCCAACACGAAGAGTTCCAGGAGCAATTGAATCGTGAAGGATGCCAGTATAACGAACCTGACAATCCGAACCCGCGGCGGTACGAAGACATGGACTTCCGGCCAATGAAGAACAAACTATTCGCTGAAGTCTTGGACGAATGGGAAGCTGGACAGCGAATGCTCAAGATCAACAAACTGACGGATGAAGAGTATTGGCAATATCAACGAGGAGAATTAAAGATCACTGTCTGAGGGGAGGACACTAGAATGACCCATACAACAAACGATAAGCCGGGGAGATACCGGAGTAAACTCGTGGAGGTAGAAGCAATACAGTGGAAACCGGAAACGATGATGATAAGAGATGTCATGGATTTCTTTGGCGGCGGCTTAGAATCAATGAACTCTAAATCAATCGCCAAAATGTTCGGCGGCTATCTGAGAATTGAAACCAAATCCGGTATCCTGGTAGCTGCTCAAAATGAATGGGTTGTTCGATACGTAGGTGGGACGGAACTCTGGACATGTGGCCCAGAGACTTTCAAAGAAAAGTACGAACCAACCGACGGGACAGAGAGATGATAAACCAACTGGAGCGGGATGAAGACCAAACCGAAGAAGCGGGATTCGGCAAGCTATACCACATCTATCTCAACGGCCGATTCTCCTGCGCTCTAGCCATTCCCGACATAACCGCATACATGGAGAAATTCTTCCCGGGAGCCGGTTATGAAGTGTATCCGAATGGAGAGATCCACATCACCGCAAGCGAACCACAACTAGAAGAAATCACCCGCTTCCGCTATCGATATTACGTAGGAGACTAAGGAGGGGATAACGATGAGTAACCTAACGCCACGTCAACAATCCATATTGGACTTTATCCGCAAATACATCGCCAAGAAGGGATACTCTCCATCCATCCAAGAGATAACCGATGGAGTGGGTCTGGTATCAACCGGCAATGTCCATCGAGTCGTAAAGGTACTCCAAGATAAGGGACACATCGATCGCGAGGACAATATCCAAAGGACGATCAGGGTGATCGGATGAATCGGCAGAGGGAAGCGGGAGAAACCTATCGGCCGCGGGTGACTATCAAGAAGGTAAAGAACAAGGTTCCGACTGTTTTGACGGTGTCCGGGAGAGAGTACATTCTACGTCACCAGGATCAGTACAAACAGACGAAAAGGAGAGAGAGAAAATGAGCCAACTAACACTCCTTCCTGGGATCGATAGAGAAGCCACTCGGAAGCGGGTAGAAGAACATCTCGAGACGGTCCGGGTGTACAAGCAGATCGGATTCGTCCGGAAGGAGATACGGAACACTCCATCTTACGCGCCGCGGGTTCACGGCAACACCAACGCCATAAACAAGCCGGCCGAGGATAACGCCATATGGAACGCCGATAAGGAGCGGGAACTCGAGGAACTCTCTCAGAGAGTGGAGCGGGCAGTCTCGAGACTAAGTAAACGGCAGCAGGAAATCATCCGAGCTCGCTACCTGATCGACGACGACGTTCTCGACTTCAACGTATGCTCGGATCTCCATATGAGCGATCGGAGCTATCGGAGGTCCAAGGGTAAAGCGATATACCGCTTAGCTTTCATGCTGCGGCTGGAGGTGTACGAGGAAGATTAAAAACGTGGCCGATTTTTGGCCGATAAATGGCCGTTCATTAGGATATGAATGATTTATGATGTAAATGTGAAGTACAATACACTATGACTTGACGGCTCACGGTGTGGCCCTGCGTGGAGGCTTTATATCCGCGCTTCAACAAGATGTATGAAGGAACTAAGTATCGTAGGTGTCCAAGGAATTGGAGACTGATCGAGAACGGTTCCTTTTTCTATTTTCCGGCCACGTCGCGAGGTTACGGGAACAGCCGTATTCCTTCCTCCGACCGCGATTGGGGCGGTGCGGTGTGGCTCCCAATGTTTTTCATATAAAGGGGTGAAACGATGGACAAGCAGAAACTATTCGAACTCGGAATGAAGAAGCGAAACGGTGAACTCTCGCAAAGCTGGGACGAGCTCGCCAAAGGCCATTTTGTCAGCGGGAATGCATTCCGAAGATGGATGATTCGGCAAATCCAGAAACCGGATAAAGATCCGGAGTATAAGGAAACCGTCGAAATCCATTCGAATGGCGCACAGAGTAGCAATAAGCTTCTGCGAATGTCCATCGAGCAAGCGAAAGACGAGAAATTCCTTTTAGAAGCGCATGGCTACGATCCGCAAGCATGGGTTATCGAAAACGCCAGAAGCAACATATGGAACGCCTACAGCGATAAAAGCGGCATCATGCAACTTTATGCTTCAAAGATAACCGTAAAGCCTCGAAAAGCTAAGTACACTCTTGAGCAACTTATAGCAGCAGCGCGTGAAGCGCCTCCGATCTTCATTGAACCAGAAGAGAAGCCAGCGCAACCGATGTTACTTGAAATACCGATATTCGACGCCCATTTCGGTGTATCGAGTATAGATGATTACCGGGAGACGGTGAGAGCAATCAATGACAAGTTGTCTTCTCGCAATTGGAAACAGGTTTTGTTCATTATCGGACAAGACCTATTCCACAACGACAACTTCCGCGGTCAGACGGCAAACGGAACGCCTATCGAATCGGTAGATATGGCTCAAGCGTGGAAAGACTGCCAAGTGTTTTATGAGCAGTTAATCAGGGTTGCAATCAATAAGGCCGAAGCGGTTAAGATCGTCTACTCTAAAGGAAATCATGATGAAAGCTTCAGTTGGGCATTCGTTCAGTATCTCAAGGCGAGATTCCCAAAGGCGGAGTTTGATGACGAGATGATCGAGCGAAAGGTTCACGTATTCGGCTCCAACTTCATTGGCATCACGCATGGAGACAAAGCCAAGAAGAACCTGCACAATATCTTCCCGATTGAGTTCCCGCAAGAATGGGCCGGCGCCAAGAACAGGGAGATCCACACCGGGCACTATCACATCGAGGATGGTAAAGACGTATTCGGCATGATGGTCCGCACGCTGGCAACGAGGAACAAAACAGACAAGTGGCACAAGGATAACGGATTCGTTGGAGGACATAAGAGGTTCATGCTATTCGAATACAGTGTGGATGCTCTGGAGTCGATTCATTACGTATAAAGCGGAGGCTCGCACATGAAGTTCATGCTTCAGTTGGTGATTGGTTACGTTATTGGAATCGTCTTGTATGACCTTTTGTCCGAACTGATCGGTCGAAACTCTCTGTTCTGGTTATTGATCGGCATTGTAGCTACGATGTTCATCTACTCAATTAAGGATTACAAGAGGACAGAAGCCGGCAAGCAAGATAAACCATGAAAGAATGGGCCAAATCATTCTATCGGTCAAAGGCGTGGCGACTATGTCGTGACGCATATTTCCGTTTACGGCATGGATTATGCGAGAGGTGCAACGGACCGGGAAAGATTGTCCACCATAAAGTATGGCTTACGCCTCAGAACATAAACGATCCGAACATTTCGCTCAATCATGAGAAGCTCGAGCTCTTATGCCAGGACTGCCACAACAGAGAACACCATGGAAGCGGGTCGGTGGCTGAAGGACTCATGTTCGATGAGCAAGGGAATCTGATAGCGAGGTGATGCCATGTTGTGGGGGTGCGGAAATATCAGGAAGTTAAAAGAACGTGCTTTCGAATTAAAGAAGGCAATGAATTCGAAGTGGTTCTTCAAACGGCTCTCTATACGGAAACAACTTCGAGAGGTATTGGAAGAGATCGAATATCAAGAGGGAAGGAAACAGTATGCGAACCGTCCGTACTCCTTTCCAACTATCAGCATGGTCGGATGCAGAAACGATTTATCTTGCTCTTGCGGCTGCTGGTTGATCACCCGGCGAGAGAGCATCGGGGTGTAGCCCCCCCTATCAACAGAGGTATGGGCTCTCCCAAAGACCGATGTGTCCACCTTCAGAGAATACACAGGTCTCACGCGTGAGGGGGTGTGGTCATTTTTGAAAGGAGGGAGCCTCGATGGATGATGAAAAAGCGAAGCGAATAAGCACTGAGAAAGCGAAGATTAAGCGCCAGTTTGCCAAACTTGAAGCGAGAACGAAGAAGATCGTGGAATCATTGATCGATAACGCCGCCTTTATGGTTGTGACCTTGCAGGACTTGCAAGAAACGATCAACAGAGAGGGGGCTGTCAGCACATATCAGAACGGCGAGAACCAATGGGGGACGAAAAAGTCGCCTGAAGTGGAAATCTACAACGCCATGATCAAAAATCACATGGCAATCATGAAGCAACTCACTGATTTGCTGCCGGTCGAGAAGAAGACAGGCGCGGAGGATGACGGGTTCGAAGACTTCGTGAATGGCCGATGAATGCGCTTCGGAAATCGTACCCGCTTGCCTATAATCCGATCCTCGACTACTGGGCGCAGATCGAGAATGGGACCGTAACCGTTGGCGACAAGGTCCGGAGGATTTATCGGAAGCTTGCGGCCGACGTTTACGACACTCAGTCGGAATTTATCTATGACGCCAAGCGGGCCAACCATGCGATCGAGTTCATCGAGAACTTCTGCAAGCACTCGAAGGGCAAATGGGGCGGCAAGCCGATCGACCTGGAGCTATGGCAGAAGGCATTCCTCGCGGCGACATTCGGCTTCGTTCACACGATCGATGGGACGAGGAAATATCGAGAGGTCATGCTCGTCGTGGCCCGGAAGAACGGGAAATCGACGATCGCCTCCGGGATTGGCCTTTACCTCCAGATTGCGGACGGGGAGCCGGGCGCGGAAGTATACGCTGTCGCCACGAAGAAGGACCAAGCGAAGCTTGTATGGCTCGAAGCGAAACGGATGGTCAAAAAGTCGCCGGTCCTGCTCAGGCGTATCAAGCCGCTCGTTTCCGAACTGGTGAGCGAGTGGAACGACAGCAGTTTCAAGCCGCTTGGCTCGGATTCCGACACGCTGGACGGCCTGAACGTCCACGGCGCCATGATGGACGAGATTCATGCGTGGAAAGACAAGAACCTCTACGACGTCATCGTGGACGGGACAAGCTCCAGGGAGCAACCGTTAATCGTGATGATCACGACGGCCGGCACCGTCCGGGAGTCGGTCTACGATATGAAGTATGACGAGGCCGAGATGCTGCTCAACGGGCTCGACGATCCAGACGGATACAAGGATCCGCGATTCCTTCCGGTCATCTACGAGTTGGACAACCGCCTCGAATGGACTGACCCGGTACACTGGCCGAAGGCTAATCCCGGGCTCGGGACAATCAAGCGTGTCGACCAGGTCGAGACGAAGGTCAACAAGGCGAAAGCTAACCCGATGCTCGTGAAGAACCTTCTGACGAAGGACTTCAACGTTCGGGAGACGTCGGCCGACGCTTGGCTGTCGTTCGAGGATATCGACAACCAAGAGACATACGACATGGAGGAAATTCGCGATTGCTATGCGGTGGGCGGCGCGGACTTGTCGGCTACGACAGACCTGAGCTGTGCGACGCTGCTCTTGATGAAGCCGGGAAGCACGAAGAAGTACGTCCTCCAACAATACTTCTTACCGGCCGAATTGCTAGAGTCACGAGTCAGAGAGGACAAAATCCCTTATGACCTGTGGGCGGAACGCGGCTTGCTGACGCTTTGCGAGGGCAACAAGGTCAATTACAGCGACGTCACCGATTGGTACAACAGGATGGTCGAAGAGTACGGCATACGGCCGATATGGACCGGATACGACCCTTGGAATTCGAAATATTGGGTCGACGAGATGATCAATCATGGGTACCAGATGGAGG